GGGCCGACTACTTCGTACTTGTCTATATAAATGCTTTTTGAAAGTGCCATGGTTTTTCCTTTATTTTGCCTAGCGTCCGCTAGGCGTGATTAAACTTGTTAGATTTGTGTCTGTTTTCTGTGGCCGTGATTACCTGTAAGTTAGTCTCAACATGAAACCCACTAACATTCTTTCCTTGCAGTGGTATGACATGATCCACTTCATGCGACACGCCGGTTTGCTCGGTTAGTTTCTGAGCCAAAGCATAAAGCTCTTTTATCAGTTCTCTATCTGCCCATGCAGGTGTAGCGAGTTTACAATACGCCTCTCTAGCCGTCGTTGTTTCTAGCTTCCTATGCCTATTTTCATTATACCACTGCTGACTATTCGCTAAGTGAGCATCCTTGTTTGCTTCGTACCACGCTGCATTTAGCTCTGAATGTTTCGCCTTGTTCTTGGCGTTCCATTGCTTTCCTGATTCATGCTTACAAGCCTTACACCAAGAGTGGTAACTATTACGGTCTGATCGTTTATAGAAACTATCCAGTGGTTTGTCTTGTGTGCATTTAGTACAGGTTTTCACAATTAAGCACCTCGATACATCAAAGCAAGCTGAAAAAAATGATTGCCCGATTCAACAGATATAAAAGCGAAAATTGCGATATTAGATGCACCTGAGGCATCACCAACGCCGGGGTTTATTGTCCCAGATGACGGCGTCTGTGCCTTTCCGCCGCCCCCAGTAGCAGTTATAGTAGTCGCTTGAGTGATGGGCAGTGTAAAATTAAAACTTGTGCCTAAACTTGATCCACTCGTTACCGAAAACGAGCCGCTAATTTGTGCGAAAACCAGATTTCCTATGATTGTGTAGTTACTTTCGGAAATAACCAGGCTTGACATATTATTTTCACTAGATATTGTCGGCGTCCAAGTCCCTTCTTCATAGCTATCAAGCGTATTAGCCGCCGCCGTATCAGTGCCAAACAATATGCCGGTTGATGCGGTTATTTTTGGGGCTGCTATGTCGCCTGTAAACGTCTGCCCAGCAATAGCCGCCTTGCCACTAATATCCGACACAAGCGCAGAAATCTTCCCCTGAATCTTCCGCATGCCCCGCGTAAAAATAGTGGCCGTCTCAATATCCCCCTGGCTCATTTCGGGAAAGCTGTCGGGCACCGTAAAGCTCGTGCCAATGGCGTAGACAACCCCCGAAGCCGTTACGCCCGCGTAGTTCACTGACAGCGTGATCTGCGTATCGGAATCGACTGATGCCACGTCATACATCACGCCATCACCGGCAATGGTGAAAGAGTCTGCGGCGCTGACGTTTGAGGCCCATAGGGTGCCGGAGCCTGTGACTGTTGCGCTGCCGTTGTTGATTGATACTGTTCCGGTCGAATACTGACTCATGCTTAATCCTTATCTGTTAGCCGCACATATAAACGCATGCGACCATTTTAATGGTATCTGGCTCGTCCGTCCTGTTATCTGAAGATGATGCCGTCTGAGGTAATTGTGTTTACGGTTTGGCTAACGGTGCCAGTAGTTCCATTTGCCACAAGCATACCACCTGTCGAAACTTTCATTTCATCGTCAGACCCAGAAGTCGAAATGGTCCCGGAAAGAAAGGTTATCTTGGCCCCTCTTAGTGCCCACAACGATGGCTGTTCTACTGTGAAATCCCCCAATGTACAATCTATAAACGCCCCGTACTCGGCGATACATGCTCCCCCGCCAGTAAACGCATTTGTTACTTCGCCATTAAAGAACATTACTGTGGCTCCAGAGCTGGCTGAAACTCCCCACACTCCGGCGTCGTTATTTAACAGCCGCAGCCCGCTTGCTATAACCGTGCTTCCGTTGTCCGCTACTATTAATGAAGAGTTTATTAGTCCGTCGGCGTCCAAAAACAATTCCGCCCCAGAAGTTCTGTCTTTAAATTCTAAAAAACTTCCACGGTCAACATAGAAAAACCCCGAAGCATCGCCCGAGCTAGATTGTGTGGCAGTTATACTAGCGTCAATTTTAGGGCCTTTTGCGCCCTCGCTTAAAGTCATAAAGTAATCAGCACCGGCGCTTACGTCCCAATCAAAAGAGCCGGTATCCTTAATGGTTATCCAAGACAGATCAACCCCAACGATTTCAATGCCGCCGTCATCAACATAACCGGCTTCAGGCGTGATTGTGGCTGTAAACCCTCCAGACTTGTAAGCAGGAACAACCCTGCTAAGAGCCTCAAGGGCCAAATCTATAGTTGCATAGTCTCCACCTGACCCGACTGTAATCGTTCTGTCAGTGTTGTCGCCAATCGTAACCTCGGACCCTAGCGTTAAGGCCGATCCATCAAAAGCTATAGACTGCCCGGCTGCTACATCGCCAAAGCTGAATGTCCCGGTGCTAATAATGTTGCCGTCAGAGTCAATAGACAACTCGTCATTGGTAAACCCTGACGCTGCGATGGTGCCTTTGAAGAACGGGTTGCCCAGCTCGTCTATTGAGAAGGTCACGCCGCCTGCGTTAAACGACCACATGAGAGAGGTTACAGATGTACCGTTTACAGTTAAAACTATTGGCCCTATGCCGGTTTGAACGGTAGGAGTCCCAACATCATCAACCGCGCGTATCACGCCCTCACTGGTTATCGTCTCAGTGGCCAACACGCTGCCCGTGGTGATCTTGGCGGCGGTCATGCTTTGGATCTTGGCATCGGTAACGGCAAGGTTATCTATCTTGGCGCTGACGATTGCAGCCGACGCTATTGCAGCCGAGCCAACTGCAAGATCTTCTATTTTGGCAGAGGTAATGGCAGCCGCTTGAATCTGCGCGGTATCTACAGCAAGGTTGCCGATCTTAGCGTTAGTTATAGCCGCGTTTGCTATGGCCGCCGTGCCTACCGCAAGGTTGGCGATCTTCGTGGCCGTAACAGAGGACGACGCAAGTTTACCGGCTTCAACGGCAAGGTCTTCTAGTTTCTGGGCGTTCACGGCCAAGTCTGCAAGATTTATTCGTTGTAGTTCCCCAGTGACCTTATTGCCGGCAAGGGCAACAGAGCCGTCAGCCAACTTGCCTGCCGTAACCGCAAGGTCGGCCAGCTTAGTGCTTGCCAATTGTCCACCCACCTGAGTGTCAGTCAGGTCTATAGCCCCACCTTCCACATTGTTCTGTATAAACGCCCGATCAACAGGATCAATCTCATAAGCCCATCCACTCAGCCCGGTAATATCCACGCCGGTTTTGGTAGTGACCGCAAACTCTGCGCTGGTGTTCGTGCCTGTCTTGCCGAAAAGGTCAAAGGGCCGCAACCGGACATAGTAGGTTTCGCCCTGGGTCAGCCCTGTGGCCACATAGCTGTTGTCCGATACCGTGGCTGTCGGGCTTGTCACATCAGGGTCAAAGCCTTGCGTCTGGCTTACCCATATATCTACGCCTGCAAAGTCCAGATCTTCAGGCCGAAGGTAGCTGATTTCGATGACGCTAAAGCCTGGCGTTATAGATAGAGCAAGCAGTGCCAGCGGTGGAGTGTTGGCAACTTCAAGCCGTGCCGGTTTTAAGCTGATTCCGTTGACCCTTGACCGGCAATAAAACCTGACCTCAAACTCACGCCATGCACCTACAACGCCAAGGAAGCGTTTATAATCTTCTGCATTCTTCTCGAACGTATAAACGTATGAGGCATCAACCACAAACTCTGTTCGGACCACTTCACCGTCTACCCAAACTTCTAGCTGATAGTCTTTAAAGTATTGATCAAGGTTGCCGCTGCCAGCGCCTAAAAAGCCCTCTGCACCGAACTCCTGCCAGTCTGTGACTGAGGTTTTGCGCCAAGCAAACTTGGCATCACGGCCTGTAAATTCTTGGTCGTTTCCTTGCTCAAATATCTCAAGGCCATGGACGGGCGGAACGGCAATGTGCGTGCCGACATCCTGATCAGATCGGTCGGTTGAATTGGTAACTGTTATCGTGCCATCGGTCCATACACTTGAGCGAATGCCAAGAACAGAAACAGACGCCGCGCGCACGTTATATGCAGCACCGTCAGCCTCAACAATAATCCGCTTTTTGCCATCAGAATCAACAGGCCCAGCGTCTTGCCAGTCCGGCTCGCCAACCACCTGATACTGAATAAATGCATAATCGTAATCTGTATCGCCCGGTGCCGTCACCTCTACCAAGATCGTGCTGTAAATTGTGTCCGGGTTCTTGGGGGTGTTTTCTACCTCAATGACTGCCAGGGCCGCTACAGGGTCCGCTATGAAACTGTCAGCCGTGTGACTTGCAGAAACCCAGTCCGACCGCTTGCCAATTCTGCTTATAGCTCTGACGCGAACGTCATAGGTGCCATCGGTAATGTCGCGTATTGGAAATTCGTTGTCTTGCCAGAAAGCAGCCCCGTTAATCCAATCGGTGTCACCGTCAAGCCGGAACTGGAAATCATAGGCAAGCGCACTAGGTTGATCGTTCCATGACACGGTTAGCTGTGCCTTGACTTCGCCTGCCACCGAAAGATAAGTCTCTTCGGTAAACGTAATGCCGGATGGATCGCTGATGGTCATGCCGCCGGGAATGCTTATGGCGGGCGGCTTATCAAGCGCCAGCGCGTCGCCTTCCTCCCATGCGTAAATAGCCGCCGCGTCTTCTCTAAGCTCAACGGCCACGCCTGATTCAAAGGAGATTTCGACAGACTCAACGCGGAATATTTTAGGCGTCCATCCCAGGCGGGTAACTGTCAGAGATATGCGATCACCTGGCGTCAGGACGATTGCTTTAAACTTGAAGACTGCCTTTAGGCTTATCCCGAATCGGTTGCGCTCAATGTCAATCTTGGCAAGACGGCGCGCCATCGTTCCGCTGTTGGTCCAAGGAAAGCTATAGGAGTTTTCCAGCACTTCCAGATCGTCAGCAACGTAGGCGCTGATATAAAGCTCTTCAAAACCAACGGCTTCAAAGTTTTGATCAGCGTCAATGTAGGTGCCCTTGGCAACATTATGGCGGCTGTTCTTTGGTGGCCCCACCTGGAAGGGCAGCCCTCCAACTAGGTCTGATTCGTCAAGGCTCAAAACCGGAGCTTCGTATATGCCGGGAGAAACAATCCAAGTGCCCGAAGCTACGTCAAAGTAGGGGGTGGATGCGCCTGCTGATGCGATAGATTTGAGTATCTCAAGGGGCACAGCCTGTAGTTTGAAGGTTCCGTTTACGGTATAGCGCTTCTCAGTGGTGCCTACGCCTGATGCTACCAGATCATCAGCGGCATCGGCTGCATCGCCAAAGCTATCCAAGTCAATAGAAGAGTCGCTTTCGTCAAACATGCGATCCCAGCGCAGAACGTCCAGCATAGCCAGCGCCTGGTTGTCTGAATAGCCGGATGTCGATGTCCTAGGGTCAAGCAGATCGTTCTTACCTTTGACGTCAAAAGTAAAGCTAGGAATCCCGGAGTCTCCAAACGTCTCTTTGTCGAAAATCAGGTTTATCCACACATAAGTCTGAAACTTTAGCTTGTGGTCAGCCGTCCAGTTTGGCGGTGTAAATGTTCCGTCATAGCTGTTGTCTGTATAGTCCACGTCGACGCTGGGAATAAAAGCCGTAGCCCGCGCGCCGTGCACCGACCAGGCTAATATGTTGTCACCGAACGGGTTCCCCGAGGTCATGTCCATGAAGCCGTCGACGCCCGCCCCGTTGCTTGTGGCCACTTCCTCACCGTCAGCGTAGACCGCTTCAATCTCTTCTACTTCATGGCCAGCCAGGACAAAGCACATCCACAACAAGACGTTGTCCTTGCCTTGATCCTCAATATAAACAATCTGCCCGCCAGTCCTTGCCCTGCCGTAGATGACCGTTTTCGGCTCTGTTGCGGACCTGACCGTGCGCTGTCTGTCTTGGAATGTTTGTTCTGGTATTAGCCCTGCTATGTAGTCCCTGAACTTGTCCTTTACATAAGAGAATGTACCAAGCGTCATGATGTCTAAGGTTGCATTGAACGCGTCCTCAAGAGCGCCCAAGGGATCGGTAAAGAAACCGCCTATAGCTTCAAAGGTATCCTCAAAAGCCCCGCCAATATCGTCTACTCTATCGCTAAGCCAGCCCATTATTGAAAATACTCCCCTTTAGGCCAAATAATCTTTTTATCCGAAACTTGACCAACAAATTCAAAGCCCTTATCGCCCGTGTGCAATGCCTGCTGATCCGAATTCATGTTTCGCTCAACCCTTGGTCTTGCCCAGTCAGCAAGCCGATCACGCGCCGTTACAACGATAGAGCTATTCTTGCCGTATTTGAAATTTACGTTGTCAGTCTTGCCGACAAAATAGTTCATTGCAGTGTCGTCAATCA